TTTGGCACATAGCTGCCTTACAAAAAGTAGTGGTCAGCTGCTATCTCCTCACACATTAAGGCAGTTTTCTTTATATGGAAGAACAAGAAGAAAAAGAGGGTACGGATTGGGCTGAACTTTTTGGTCACGCTGTCCGATTTATGATACTTTGCTGGTCGCTTGCGATGATGACTCTCGGATATATGGATAAAATCCGTAACGATGGAGCGTTTTTAGCTGGCTTGACCAGTGGCGTTTTAGGCAGCTACGGTATATCCGTTAACAAAAAGAAACCTAATAACGCTGCTAAGATAGTAGATAACAAAGACACTAATGTAGGTATTAAATGAAGAAACTTGCACTACTTTTATTCTTGGTTGCAACGCCTTGCTATGCAAACGGCCTACCTTCCTGGACTACTGGCTCTAGTAACCGCACAGAGAATACTACTCAGACCATAACTCGCAGCGTAGTTACTGAGAAATATGGGTCGGCTCTAAATACTTGGGAAGCATCTAATATATCTGTAGCTGCTTCTGCTGGTATTGCTGGAGGGGATGCAGTATTTACGGTTGCAGATACTTCTAAAGATTGGTCACTTAGTATTACTACTAGAGCAGCAAGTCAAATGACCGAAAAGATCACACAGAATGACACGATCAACACTACTAGCGTTATCACTTCTTTGTCTGTCTTTAGTCAGTAATAAAGCAAGAGCCGAAGGCGATACAAACGTACAGGCTCAACCTAATGCGGTTGGTAATTCTAGTATTATCAACCAGAATATGAATGTTAATAATGGAATGACAGGTAAGTTACAGTTTGGAAGCCTGGTATGTAGCCAGCCAACCATGGCAATAACACCTTTCTATACAGGAAACGACGCCCAGGGGGAAGATACTTACAGTATTAACGAAGGATGGGGAGCGCAAATAAGCTGGATGATACCGCTTGGATCTAATAACGAAACGTGTTCTGAGTTAGCAAAAGTAAAGCTAAAGTTAGCCATAGAAGAACTAGACAAACAAGTGCATGATAAGCACCTAGTTCGTATTTTGAAATGTCAGCAGCTTCACGCATCAGGCTACATGATAAACCCTGCTTCTAAATACGCATACATTTGTAATGATGTCATCAATATACGAACTTATGTAAAAGCTAATCCCGAAAAATTTAAGTAGCTAGTTTAGACACCACATAGTACAGGTATGTGAACTCTAGCTACCTTTATTATTATCCATCTTTTCTTTGACATTTGCGACTTCTTTTTTAAGAACTTTCTTAAATATTTTTGTCATAAGTTTTTTAAGTTGATTAACAACGCTTTGCAGAATTATTGAACCTGTAACGGCAGCAGTAGCACTAACACCAGATGCTATGACACTTGATGCAATCACCTCTGGCGAAGGAATAGGAAATTCGCCAAAAAAAGGTATATTAAATGTAGCTACAGTTTCAGATGGTAAAGTTTCTTTGGTTTCTAGCAAGTTGCTCGGTACTTGCGGTTGTCCTCCTGGTAATACTTCCTCCGTTGAAGATGATTTTTCTTTTTCAACAGAAGATCCCTGATCTTCCCCAAGTCCCGACTGTACCTGTTCCAGAGAAGGTAGAAGGATTGGATCTAGATAAGGGATCTCTGCCACAGGTGGATAGAAAATTGTTCTAGGTGGAACGAGAATAAAATCTGTATCTGGTAAATCAGGCAGATTTATTTCCATCTATTTTTTCTTTTTCTTTTTCTTTTTCGCTAAGAGTTTAAAGTCTTTGCGTGTTATTTTACCATCCTTGTTAGCATCTATTTTTCTTTGATTACCTTTGAGAGGCATGACTATGTACCTCTTTCTACAGTAACTGCGTCTGCTCCAGGAACAGGATCTACAGAAGCTGGTGCAACTTCTGGTGCAGGGCAAGTTTCAGCAGCTACAGTTGCAGCTATTTCTGCTTCTCCTGCTTGTCTGTCAGCAATAACAGCAGTAATTTTTTCAAACTCTTGCCTTAATTTATCTTGCTCTATCTGTTGAGCGTTAAACTTGTCAGCAATTTCTTTTTGTTTTGCAAGTAATTCTTGCATTGTTGGTCTTGACATAATACTTAAGTGGTAGGTTTGTCTGCTATTAGTTTAGCTTTCCACGCAGCTTTTACGTCATTAGTCCACACAGCGTTACAAACTGCTGACACTTCTGCTGGTATTGCTGTAACTCCATCAGGTTCTTTGTCTAATGGGTTATCAACTAAATTATCAGAAGCATCTAACGTACCAGCTTGCAGTACATATCTTTCAAAAGATCTTGTAAGTTCAACGCCATCTTTTTTAATGACTGTTGCTTTGCGGACTTGCACCGCTTTGTATTCACCGACAACCTCTATCTTGTCGTATTCTATTGATTCGGCTAGTGCCATTAGGATTAATCTCCGATTAAAACAGGTTTAGGCTTAGTTTTTAGACGTAGCTCGGTCTAATTTGAAAAGTAAGTTATAGTAAATAAAGCATAAGCATTCTGATTGCCTTTCATGCGCTCTCCACTTGCGTCATCTCGATTAATCCAAAAATTAAGATCATAACTATTTCCAGAAATTTCACAAACTACATCAATAGCATTTGATGGTATATTTTGATCCCATATTCTTACTGCACCTACTGTACTAGCACTACCGTCAGTTCCACTTATATTAATAAAAGGCAAGTTATTAACTATTAAGTTTTGGCTGCCACCGTTTTCATCATTAACTCGTATTTGACCTCGTACTGTAACTTGTCTGCCTATTTTTGTGTACATACAAAGGTCTTGACTTGAATGTAACGTTACACCATTTGCACAAGTAGCAGTGAATGTACCTTCTTCATAGTCGTCAAGCACCTCACTAGTCATTCCAGAGTTATTACTTGTTTCAGCAAAATCAATACCGAAACCAGTAGTTGTTCCTCTAAGAACTCCTGTTATTTTTGCACCATCAGTATATGTCTCTATCTTTGTATTACCAGCGTAGCCTAGTGTTACTGCTCCATTCAAATTAGCAACAATATAGTTTTGACCAACAGACTCGCCAGCTAACGAAATACTATCAGATTGTAAAAACATATAACCTGTAGCATTTTGCAGAAAAGTGTTACCAGAATTATGATAAATACTTAAATCATTTCCAGAACCAATCCTTAATTTTGCACTATCAGAAAAAGTTAAATCAGCTTCGGAATAATCCCAAACAACATCTAGATTGTTTAATCCTTGAAATGTAACATCATGGTTATTAGTATCTAAATTACCGCCTAGCTGTGGTGTTGTATCTTCAACAAGGTTATTTATACTAGCTGGAATAGTTATTGTTTCAAACGTAGGGTCTGCTCCGTTGTTTGCCCTAAGAAATTTACCATCGCTATTACCATCGCCATGCAATAACTTAGCTAAAGTTATAGCTTCGTCTTTTATTCCAGGTGTAGAAACTTTAGTTAATGCCATAATAATGCTAAGTGTAGGCTTAGTTTATAGACGTAGCTCGGTCTATATAAATTTAAGCAACCCAATAACGAACTTGTACATGACAATTATGGAATTGATTTTGTATAGAGGGTTCAGCACCTGTAGCTGAGCCATTGTCAGTATGAAAATATATTTTTGATTGACCAGTAACTATCAAAGCACCTTGTATATCAACCCCTGCACCAGCCCAATATTGAACATTACCAGCACTATAGTTAGCATTACCACTACCAGAAGGTACATTCATTCCAGCTGAAGTAAAAGGCAAGCCATAAACATAAGCAGAACCAGATGCACTACTGACAGTTCCTTGACAATTCATCCAGCAAGTAACTTGTCTGCCTACTTTTACATAAAAACCTCCATTAGCGTTTGCAGCACTCCAACTACCACTATTTGAACTACCACCAACGTAAGGCGTAAATGTACCTTCTTCATAATCATCTAGCTCATTAGCAGAACCAGTACCACCTATAAATACAGACATTACGATACCTCCGTTAAATTAAATTTATACTTCTTGCCATTGCGTTTGTTAACCAAAAATAGATCCTCTGCTCCTTCTTGTATAGTATAACTTCCCCAAGTTCCGTCAACGTCATTCGATCCACCTTCGTTAGATAAGTTAAGGTCATTGGTGTAGATGTTTCTCCAACGATAACTTGAACTACCTAAGTCATATGTATTATTAGTTCCTGGATTAAAATGTCTCCAAAAATATGAATTACCACTAATATCAATTCTTAACGCCCAGTTATTATTTTGATCGGCAAGTCCTATTTCTGATGCATTGCTTCCATTATGATAACCTCTTAAATATCCAGCTAAACTACCATCAACTCCAGGCTGGTTGTATATAGCTACATAACCAGTAGTACCAGTACCATATACATATATGCCACTTGCAAACGTTGCCATACTTTCATCATTATCATGGTAAATCTGTACTGCTCCATCAGGATTACAAACAATAAATTTTTCTCCACCAGCTTTGTCAAGATTTAATTTACCAGCTTCGGCTCTTATAAAACCATCTGTGCCATTAAAGAACATTCTCATGTCAGCACCATCGCCACAATAATATCCTTGACTATCGCCAATTAGTACACCATCGTTGCGAGTTTCTAATTTTTTATTACCTGTATGGTAAAATTCACATCCAGCATTATGTGTAAAAAAGGCATAAAGCTGGTTTTGACTATTAGCAAATCTCAGATTTGACGCTAATACTCTTAAATTTCCAGTACCACTTTCTTGTATGTATGATGCCGACCCATCGTGGAAAATTTCAAATCCATCTGTAGCTCCACCAGCAGTACCACCAATTCTTAGTTTGTCGCCATCAGCAAGATGTATGTCATGACCATTACTTTGTAATTCTGCACCTAGCTGTGGTGAACTATCATTTACCAGGTCAGTAACTACAGCAGCCCAACTTAAATTACCATTAGCATCTGTTGTTAAAAATTGACCATTAACAATATTACTAGGAAAAGTTAAGGTGTAACTTGCACTAGCACTATGCGGTGGGGATTTTAGTTTTATGCCATGACTATTCTGACTACAGTTAAGTTGTAAATATCCATCAGAAGAACCATCGCCTTTTACCTCTAGTCCAGGAGCAGAAGATGTAGAGACAAGATTTAATTTAGTTCTTGTTACCGCACCACTTCCTAACTTAGCTTCAATAACTGATCCGCTTTGCAAGATAGCACTTGTTACTGTGTTGTTACTTGGTGTACCAATGTTTACTGTAGATCCAAGAACTATTACAAAGTAATCCGTTCCACTAGGAGGTGCAGCAGATAATTTAATTGTACTGCCATCTAAAGCAAATCCTTCTGAAGGAGTAGATGTACCACTATTAGGCTTTTGTATAACACCACCAATACTTAAAATTACTTGTTGCGCATTTGTAGGTGCATTTGTAATCGTAAAGTTTTGCAAACTACCATTAAATGCAGGGCTAAGTGTAGATATAAAGAAATTACCGACAGACTGTGCCTCTTCCCAAGCGTTTGATGTTCCGTTATAAACTAATAGTTTTTGAGTAGATGTATTAAAAAATAAATCTCCTGCATCATTATCACTTGTAGGATTTGAAGAGCCTACTCTGTATCTAGCGTTAAAATCGTTAATATCATCAGATAGTTGTAAAACATCTTCTTCTTTTGCAAGTAGTTTGTGATAGTTATATATTTGACTTGCACCTGTAGAGCTAACAAGTAAGCCTAAATTATTAGATAATGTTTTATTTCTTAGGCTTGTAGGAAAATTATTAATAGTTACGTTATCAGTTCCGCTGCCTACAGTTCTAGCGTTACTTGCTTGTCCAGCATTATTAATAACTAAACCATCAGCATTAGAAATACTAATAACGACACCTGATACTGGCTGTGTCGCAGGAAAACTATCTTCATCTGCTATAACCTCTAGTCCACCAACAGGAGCTATTTGGTTGGCAACAAAGTTTACAACAGCAGCAGAAGTAGGAAATTTTGTATTGCTATTAGTAATAGATGTTTCTTTTGCCATGCCATCTAACTGGTTTAGATCGGCAATATCAGCAGTAAGAGCAGTACTGTCAGCTAACTTAGATGCTGTACCAGATTGCATAAGAGCTAACTGTGTTAACTCGCTATCAAGAGGCTGCGATGTTGCAGTTATATAGGCTTTAACCGATTGTTGTGTAGGTACTTTTGTATTTAAGTTAGAGCCAAAAGTATCTTCATCTATAACAAACTGCATGGCAGCTGTAGTTGTATCGCTGTTCATTACTGCGCCAGCAGCATTTACATTAGTTGCATCTGTAACGTCTGCGTTTGCTTCAATAGCATTTAACTTTGTGTGGTCAGCATCTGTAAAAACATTGCTATCTGACGCAGATTCCACTAAGGTTCTTATTTCTGCTGCACTTTGGTCTGCGGTAGCACCATCCTCTACGTTAATCATTGTCCGTAGATTTGCTGGTGTTATCTCTTCAATAACTCCTGCACCGCTAGAGTCTCTACCTAAAATCCTGTTTGTGGCTGATACGTTTTGTATTTTTGCGTAAGCAATAGAAGCATCTGCTAATTTAGAACCAGCAATAGCTGCACTTGCATTTACGTCTGCGTTAACGATGTTTAATGCAGCCAGCTTTGACTTAGCAATAGCAGCTGACGCATTAATATCAGCATTGACTATTGTTCCATCTGCAATCTGTGTTGACGTAATACTGCCACTTCTTTCTAAGTATGCTTTGGTTACAACATCTTGAGCATTAACTGGATCTGCAACATTAGATAGTCTTTGACTGTTTAATGTCGGAATACCTGTACTTGTATCTATAGATATACCTTGCTTAAGTGCGTCATCTAACTCCTGGTCTATAAACAAGCTTTGCTTTTCTGCTGTATCTAAATCAGCTGCTGTAAGTGTTGATCCATCTTCAAAGTCAACTAATGGAGCAGATAGTGATGATACTCTTCTTATTTCTACTCTAGTGTTAGCAGAAGCCAATCCTGTGTTAAGGCGTACTTTTTTTGGAGTTGTATTGGTTATTACTTGAAATTCGTTACTTCCTGTACCCTGCGCTTTTTCTACAAAATTAACAAATACTTTAATATGTTCTTCTTTGATGTAGTCAAAGGTAAAAGTAAATTCCTGATCTCCAGCTGAGTTGCTAGTTATTATGCGTTGTGCGAAAGCCATTAGTTAAGTTGAGCTAGGAACTGGTTAGAATCATTGCG